TTGCGGTTGCCGGGAAATCGGCAATCGAATTTACCTTGAAGCCGCGTGCCTCCGCAAAGCGAACTGCTTCACGGTTAAAGTCAAGCTCATATACCTTGCCGGACTTTTCGTCAGTCAGACGAACGGGCATTACTCGATCATTGGTGTTCATTTCTACGACATTTGCCATTGCAAAAACCTCCATGCACCGCCTATGCGGCTATTTTCGTTATTTTATATACTGTGTCGACTTAGACTATCGTCGTTTAAGCCATCGTCTTTAAGCCGTCGGCTTCGCTTCCCACTGAGGTGCACCGGTCGGGGTCACATACAGCGTAGCTTCGAGCACATCGCCAACCTCTGCGCCGGGCATACCGAGCGCGGACGGAGTGCCGGTGAAGTACAGCGCCTTTTCCAGACCGGGAATGAGGATACACCACCACGTTGCCTTGCCGGAATCCGCAGCGGTCTTAGCTGCCTGCACAACAGCTTCCCATGCAGTAACAAGGTCTTTGGTGAGGTTTGCGGTAAAAGAAAGCGCACCGCCGAGGTCTTTCAGACCGTCGATGTAGGTCTTGTACTCGGTCTCTTCCAGAGTGGTAGTTTCGAGGGTTTCCGGTTCGGGGTTCATCTCCGGAATGCTCTTGATTTCCGGCACCTTCGTATAACCTTCAACCGGGCGAGTGTCTGCCACACTCTCGACCGCATAATTCAGCGTAATACCGGCAGTAGAAAGTCTGATACTCATACTTACCTCCTGTAAATTCTGTAATCATCCGAAACAACAGCACGGTAACGCGCTGTAATTCGGTAAATTTTCGAGTCTTGGTTTTTCGTCTGCGCTTTCATCGTGCGGACAAATCCAAGGCTCCGCATTTTCTCATCGAGCAGGGCAAGAATGGCTTTGCATTCCTGCTTTGCACCGCTCATTTTATTGGAATAAATGTTCAGCGTGTACATCAGGTTTGCATGATGTTCGCGCATTTCGTCGGTCAACGATTTCTCGTAAGTGTAATTATCGCTTTCAATCAGCGTGATACACGGAAAAGAAACGGGCGTGTCCACTTCCTCACCATAGCGAGAACCTTTCGGGTATGCAGCAGTGAATGCTTTTGCAACTGCGTCAAACACAGTGCTTTCAATATCAATCACCGAAACACCTCCCTTACAATGCGTTCGACGGACATTTCCATCTCCTTTGTGGCGAACCACATCGGCATAGCCGCCGGATTGCCGTGCGTAAAATGCTTTCCGTCCTCGTCAATGTACACCCACGTATCGCGTTTGCCACGGCCTTTGCCATACTCACCGATTTTTGCAACCTCTTTCGGGCGGTTCGGATACGGTTCTTTGCCGTTATGGTGAACGCCTGCACCGAACTCAATGAAGCACACAGCCTCGCCCTCTGCGAGGATTTTATAGCCTTTATCGGTTGGTTCAAGCGATACAGATACATCGTTGATACCGTCATACATCGCGGTTGTAAACCGCACAGACGCTTCGTGAGCACCAATCAGAGCGAGACGATAGGTAAGTTCAGCGCTTTTCTTGTCCACCCACGTTTTGTAGGTTTCGAGCTCTTTTACTGCCCTATCAATCGACCGTGAATTGAGCGACAGTTTGATTTTTTTACTCATCGACCGTCACTTCTTGAATTGCAAAAACAATGCTGTTCTTCCATGGAGCGCGTTTCTTTACCACATAATTGTGCGGTTCGTCTGTGCTTTTACCGTCGAGCCACAGCACAGCGTGTTCGGAAATCGGACACGTTGTGTCCGCTGTGCTCATGGTTCGGTCGTAATCCGTCAGCGTACCGAACGGCTCTATGGATGCATCGCCTTTATTGGGCGACACAGTGAGAAAAGCTGTCTGCAATTCGCCGTATTTAGGAACGGGAGAACCAGTTAGATTGCCGTATTCGTCCTTCGTTTCTTCCTGCCCCTCATAAAGGCGAAACAGCACTTTAGAGGCGTTTCGGGCGAGGCTCATCATAAGCACACCCCCACAGCAGGAACGATGCGGCTCAACAGGTCACTGTCGTCAGCGTTTACATAAGAACGCGAAATCCCGTTTTCTGTGTGTCCGATCTCACCCTCACCGCCGCGACGGGCAACCATTCGGACTGCCAGTTCGCATTGCAGCGTTTCGTATCGAGACGGGACTTCAACCTTTGACGTACCGCACGGATAAGCTGTAGCAAGAATGCGCTGCGCAGCAACATTCAGATAGGTGTTAATCTGTTCGTCAGATACGTTCACGTCGCTGATTAGAGCTTTTACCATGTTCAACTTCTCACCTACTGTCACTGCGCAGCACCTCCTTCACTTATGTTTTGCTTCGGCTCTTGGCTTTCGCGAGGTTTTCTTCTCTGGGGTAACGTCCGGGGTTGCATCCGGGGTGACGTCCGATGCGGTCTCCGGCTCAACATCCGGGGTAACGTCCGGTCTGGCTGCTTCGAGCACCTTCTCCGGCTTCGCGAAATTCATCTCTTCGGGTCTCAGACCCACAAATCTACAAGCCATGCTGCACCGCCTTTATGCGTTTGCGGTTGCTGCCGCAGACAGGTAGATGCCGTTTGCCTTCTTCTCGAAGGTGAAAATATCGTGATAAACGCGATAGTCAAACTGCCATGCATCAGCCTTCTGGTTGGTATCCGGGTCGAAGATACGCGGCAGGGCGTGCTTCGTAACCTGAGTTACTGCACTCGGATGGATGAGCATGAAGTTGATTGGGAAACTCGTAGTCTTGGGGATTTCGTAGCCAAACTTCGACTCGCCATCGTTCAGAGTGATGCCGGTGTTGAAGCGGTTCTTCGGAACGCGAACAATCGGAATGCCGTTGTAGCTGTTGATTTCGCGGTTTACGCCGTTCTCGTTCGCGAGATAACGGGTAATGTTGCCCTTGAATGCGGAATAGGTCTTTTCGGACATGAAGCAGACCAGACCCTCACGCGGCACTTCGTTGTCGCCCATTTCTGCAAGCGCTGCATCAATCATTGCTGCAACATCGGTGTCTGCTGCAATGTCAGCTGCGGTTGCCTTGGTGATGCCGGTTGCGCCTGCGAGCTTCGAGAAACGGTAAGCGTCGAGCTCCGGAACAACCTTAGTGCGGATAAACTCACCTGCCAGAGTGCCGAACGCCATGCCGAGGGTTTCCTCGTTGTCCATGCGGTCGACCATGAAGGAAACGCCTCTGTCCTGAGACAGCTTGAAGGTCTCCCATGCGCCGGTTACGGAACCGGACTTGAAACCGCCGTTTCGGTCATAATCTGCGAGACCGTCCATGTCGGTCTTGAAAACCTTAACGGTATCTGCGCCAACAAAGTTCATGCGTGCTGCGGTAACGTCGAAAATAGAGGTCAGCGACTCACGCTTATAAACCTCGTCAAGCAGCGGCTGAAACTTCTGCGCAAGTGCAATGCTGTTTGCCATGCTTATTACTCCTTTTTACTTGCCGTCGGATACAGGCAGACCCATAAAGCCGCGTAACTGCGCGTCCTGCGCTGCATCCTTGTTCTTACTGTTCAGCGGATTGCCCGAAGAAATGCCCGGCTGATTGTCGAGCGAACCTGCAACAGCGGCTTTCTTCTGCGCCTCGGTGAACGTTTTTTGCGATGCAAAAATCGTGTCGAACTTACCATCTGCGAGCGCAACGGCATTCGCCTGTGCGTCCTCTGCGGAGTAGCCAACATCAAGGAACTTTGCCTTGTAGTCCGAAACCATCTTTTCGTGGCGCAGACCCTCAAGCTCCTTCTCCATTTCGGTGCGTGCCTTTTCGTCCTCCGCAGCCTTGATTTCTGCGTCGGTCTGCTTTGCACGCAACTGCTTCTTGTATTCAGCAGCCTCGCTGTTTGCCTTGCTCACCGCGTTCTTCAGGCGTTCAAGCTCTGCGGAGTTATTGTCCGGCAGTTCAAATGCCTCAAGAGCTGCAAGTTTCTGCTCTGCGGTCATGCCCGCATAACCTTCGATTTTGGTAGTGTCGATTTTTGCCATTGCATTTTCCTCCTGCGTTTTTTGGTGTTCCCTCACCTTTTGTGCGATTTACGGCTTCCCTGCCGATAAAATAAAAAGGGCTGTACCTTTTTCAGATACAGCCCTTTGGCTTACAAACACACATTCTGTGTCTTAACTCTCTTGTTATGTCTCAGTGACGCTTCGTTCTCTTGATTTCAATAACAACGATGCGTCCATGTTCAAT